CCAGACCGAGGCATCACACGAGACACCTGCGAGCACTACAAGGTCACTCAGACAGGTCAGAAGCATATCTATCCGTATGCTGACGAGTCTGGTGCTTATGTGGCCTCCAAGGTGCGCACAGTGGCTAATAAGACCTTCTCGGTTGAGGGGCATTGGGGTAAATCTACCCTGTTCGGTCAATCCCTGTTCCACAAGGGAGGAAAGTACGTCACGCTGGTGGAGGGTGAATTGGACGCACTAGCGGCTTTCCAGATGCTGGGTAGTAAGTGGCCTGTGGTATCCATCAAGAATGGTGCTCAGAGTGCCCTGAAGGACTGTAAGGCTAACTTTGAATGGCTGGATTCTTTCGAGTCCGTGGTGATCTGCTTTGATGCTGATGAACCTGGCAAGAAAGCAGCAGAGGAGGTAGCTGAACTCTTTGGGGTTAAGGCCAAGATTGTTAAACATATTCAAGATTGCAAGGATGCCTGTGATTATCTTAAATCTGGTGAAACAAAGTCTTTTGTCGATTCTTGGTGGAAAGCTGAGACGTATGTCCCTGACGGAATTGTTGCTGCCTCGTCACTCTGGGATGAAGTAAGTAAGCCTGAGCAACCTGCAGAGGCTCTGTATCCCTTCAAGGGACTGAACTCCTTGCTCTACGGGTTCCGTCCTGCTGAACTCGTTACAGTCACCGCAGGCTCTGGATTGGGTAAGAGTCAGTTCCTGCGAGAGATCCTCTATCATATCCTGAACACCACGAAGTGGAACATCGGGGGCATGTTCTTGGAGGAATCTGTGAGGAAGACTGCCAGGAGCATTATGAGCTTGAGAGCTAACAAGCTCCTGCACCTGCCCGACACCAAAGTATCAACAGAGGAGTTACATGATGCTTTCCAGCATACTCTTGGGACTGATCGTATTTATCTTTTTGACCATTTCGGTAGCACTTCTGCTGACAACATTATTAATCGCATCCGGTACATGGCAAAGGCTTGTGATTGTCGGATTGTATTTCTCGATCATTTATCTATCATCATTTCTGGTCAAGATAACGGAGACGAGCGCAAGGCCATTGATGTAATGATGACTCGCCTGCGGACACTTGTGCAGGAACTTAATATTACTTTGATTGTTGTGTCTCACCTGAAGCGTCCTAGCGGCAACCAAGGCCACGAAGATGGGCAAGCAGTGTCTCTAAGCCAACTACGAGGCTCAGGAGCCATTGCACAGCTCTCAGACGCTGTGATTACCCTGGAGCGTAACTCCATGAGTGCAGACGCCACTGAGAGGCATACCACCAAGGTAGCAGTGGCGAAGAACAGGTATAGCGGCCTCACTGGGCCTGCTTGTGACCTGCGCTATGATGTGGATACTGGTAGAATGTACGAAGTTAAACTGGAGGATCTATGAGTAAATTAGATGGCGGTAAAGGCAGCAGTCCTCGCCCGTTCAGCATCACTGAAGAGGAATACGCACGTAGATGGGATGCTGTCTTTGGCAGGGAAGACGTAGAGAAGATCGTACATGATGCCAAGAAGTATCTGGAAGAATCAAAACGGACAGATAAAAGCATCCAAGGATTGGAACAACGGTTGAAAGACAATCAAAATGATTGAACACATCATTGTAGGGGCTACAGGGGTGGGCTACGCTATCGTAGGGACTCTCCAATGGCTCAAGGGGGATCTACCTAATGGTATGATCTGGGTGGGTTACGCTTTTGCTCAGGTGGGGCTATGGATGAACCTAAAATGATGGACATTGACACACTCATAGGCAGGTTGATTGACCTTGAAGGCAAGTATTATGAGTTACAATCGAAGTATCAGACTCTTATCCATCAATATGAAGAACTGAAAGCATCGCATGAAAGTTGCGCTGGACATAGAAACGAACCTGTCACACAATATGATCCATTTGTGCGTCACAAAACACCTTGAAACCGGAGAAGTTAAAGTATGGAAAAATCCAAATGGCCTAAACGACTATCTAAGCAAGGCTACACTCCTGATAGCTCACAATGGGATCGCCTTCGATTTCTTTCACTTGAACAGGTTATGGAAGACGAAGATCGGATTGAAGAGAACATACGACACATTAGTAGCAAGCAGGCTCTTAGAGCCAACGAGAGAGAGCGGACACAGCTTGGAAAGCTACGGAAAGCAGAGCGGTATTCCAAAGATTGATTATGCTGCTGTATGGTCTTGGATGATGGACAGACGAGAGGAGTATCCTGGTGAATGTTTTGATAAACCCATTGACAGTCTTTTGGTACATTATTGCAAGAGAGATGTTGACGTTTTGGAAAAAACGTATGAGTTTCTGACACAAGAGCTGGAGAAGAAGGGATTCTCTCCTGAGTCCCTGGAGCTAGAGCATCAAGTGGCAGCAATCATTGCTCAACAAGAGCGTAACGGATTCAAACTGGACACAATCCATGCAACCTGTTTACTTACTGACCTCAAAACAAAAATGGCTGAAATATATGAACAAATGCAAGAGAGATGGCCTCCAACAGTCTCCGAGCGGTTCTCAGAAAAGACAGGAAAGCGACTCAAGGACGAGATCATTACCTTCAATCCTGGATCACGAAAGCAAATCGGAGAAAAGCTGATTGAGCTTGGATGGAAGCCACAAAAGTTGACCCCAACAGGACAACCTTTGGTAGATGAGGACACTTTAAGGGGCGTTTTGTTCCCTGAAGGGCAAATAATTGCAGACTATTTTCTCTTGCAGAAGAGGATTGCTCAGATAGAATCTTGGTTAGAAGCTATGGGACCAGACGGACGAGTACACGGTAAGGTTATCACCAACGGGGCGGTGACAGGACGCATGACTCACTCTAAGCCTAACATGGCTCAGATCCCTAACGCTGGTAGCTTGTATGGCCCTGAATGTAGACAATGTTGGACGGTAGAAGATGGTAATGTATTGGTTGGCTGTGACGCTAGCGGTCTTGAGCTACGTATGCTTGCTCACTTTATGAAGGATGAAGATTATGTTAGAACTGTCACTGAGGGATCATCTAAAGATGGAACAGATATTCATACAATAAATCAGAAAGCGGCAGGATTACAGACGCGAGATCAGGCAAAGACATTTATTTATAGCTGGATGTACGGCGCAGGCGATTCGAAAATCGGTTCTCTTGTTGGGGGTAGTGCTAAAGACGGTGCATTATTGAAAGAGAAATTTCTTAAACAGACCCCTGCGCTAGGACGCTTGATGAATACTGTGTCTAAATACGCAGTTAAAGGTTATGTTCCAGGGCTTGATGGGCGTAAGATTTGGGTACGATCTGAGCACGCAGCCCTTAACAGTCTCCTACAAGGAGCAGGGGCTATTGTGATGAAGAAGGCGCTGGTGATTTTTAATGATAAAATCAAGCTCAACAAGTGGCCTGTGAAGCTTGTAGCCAATGTCCACGATGAGTTCCAATTCGAGGTTCCTGCTCAGTTGGCTGAGGTGACTGGAGAGGCTGCAAAGCAGTCCATCATTGAGGCTGGTGTCTTTTACAAACTACGTTGTCCTCTGGACGGAGAATACAAATATGGAGCCAACTGGCGAGAAACCCACTGAGGATTTTGATGCTAGAATCATCATTGATGTCACCGAAGATAGCTTCAAAGTGTCTCATACTGCTAATCTTGATCTGGAGCAAATCTATCTTATCTTTGCAGCAGCGTTAGAATACATGGAATCTATGGGGGAAGAACCTCCAAAGTTTCTTAACTAGTTACTGAGGACTTGAGTGATGACGCTATGCCCATAGTATAGAAAGTCTGCACATCTTCTCAATAATGACAGCCTGGAAAGACAGGCATTTTATTAACTTTCAAAGGAATTGAAAAATGAGTGATTTAAAACCCGTTAAAATCTCTGGAGAGCTGTTCTGGTCTAAGTGGATGGCTGAATTCAATAAAGCTTTTAATGAGGACAATGACCGTTATGAGTGTGTGATTGGTAACCTGTCTGATGAGGACGTAGCCAAGCTCACGGGCCTGGGCATCCGAGTCAAGTACAAGGACTCCCAAGGTAACTACATCGTGGTCAAGAGCAAGTTCTTGTTTAAACCCACTGACGCTGATGGCAACATCATTGCTGTGGATGCCCTTGGCAACGGCTCCAAGTGCGAGGCACTGGTGACTGCATACAAGCACAAGATGAGTGCTAAATTTGGCCTTGCACCTAGCATTGTTGGCAACTCTGAGAAGACTGCCCTGAAGGTTACTGAGGTGAAGACCTACGTACCTGATGCTAAGCAAGAAGATGATGACCTCATCTGAGCTTCCTAAGTTAGCTCTTATAGACGCAGACGTTATCGTTTACAGGGTAGCGTTTGCGTCTGAAGAAGAGACAGAGGAGATCTGTTTTGCAAGAGCTAAAGAACTCATCTTTGAAATAGTTTTTACGGAACTAAATTGCGATGACTATAAAGCCTATCTCACCGGTAAAGGGAATTTTCGACAAATGGTGGCGACCACAGCCCCATACAAAGGAAACCGAAAAGACTTCCAAAAGCCCAAGCACTACGATGCCCTCAGAGCCTACCTTCAGCGACTCGGAGCAGAACTCGTCGAAGGACAAGAAGCCGATGACGCAATCGCCATCGAAGCCACGAAAGAGCAGGACAAATGCTGGATAGTGTCGATTGATAAAGACTTCGATCAGGTCCAAGGCTGGCACTATAACTTCGTCAAGAAGGAAAAGTACTATGTCACGGAAGAGGAAGGAATCCGTAGTTTCTACACTCAGATTCTGACCGGAGATCGAACAGACAATATCCTCGGGATCAAGGGGATTGGACCTGTAAAAGCAGCTAAAATACTAGAAAACTGCACGACCGAAAGGACTTTTTATGATGCTTGTGTTAAAGCGTATGATGGGAATATTGAGCGAGTTACCGAAAACGGTGTACTGTTATGGTTAAGGCGACACCCAGACCAACTGTGGCTTCCTCCTTTACCCTCGCAGGATTCGACTGGACCGTCAGGTTCATTGAGGGACTTAGCGAGTACGGAATCTGTGACCCAGCCAACCAAGAAATCAAGCTCAGAGCAGGAATGAATGAGCAGATGACTCAGCAGACCTTCTGTCACGAGTTGGTTCATGCAATCCTGTTCACGATGGGTAAGACTAACCATGATGAAGAATACACAGATGCTTTTGGGGCATTGTTGCATCAATACGAGAGGACTAAAGCTTGAAAACCAGTAGCGCAAAGGCAAAGGGACGGAACCTACAGAAGTGGGCAGCAGCAAGGCTCCTAGAACACGCTCCAGAGCTTGAAGGGGACGATATTAAGTCCACCTCCATGGGAGCCTCTGGCGAGGATGTAATGCTGTCTCCTGCGGCTCGTAAGCTCTATCCCTGGCAGATTGAATGTAAGAGTTATGCTCGCATTGCCGTGTATGACTTCTACAACCAAGCCTGCTCACACGGGACGCATGAGCCTGTGGTCTTCATCAAACAGAACCAATGTAAGCCTCTTGTTATCGTAGATGCTGATTATTTTATAAGGAGTTTTAGAAATGGAATTCAGACTAATCAAGGAAAATGAAGACGGATCGGCAGACTATACTCTGCATGTATCTTCAGAAGAAACCTCAGACATCATTCGTGCTGTAATTATGAAAGCGCTGTGGGAAGCAGCAAAGGAAGGAACTTTTCATGACCCATGTAAACTTGATATGGTTGACACCACAAGCGGAGGAGAAGATAGCGTACATGGCTCGGGTGAGCAACCCAGCGAACCAGAACAACCCTCAGACGGCTTCAAAACTTCTCAAGTACTTGGTTAAGAACAGGCACTGGAGTCCGTTCGAGATGGTCAATGTCTGCATGGAAATTGAAACCACCAGGGACATTGCTCGTCAGATCCTGAGACACCGGAGCTTCAGCTTCCAAGAGTTCTCTCAGCGTTATGCTACGGCAGAGGCTTTTGAGACTCGTGAGTGCCGTAAGCAGGACATGGTTAATCGACAGAATAGCCTAGCCTTGGACATCTATGGCAACGAGAATGATCGTTATCTAGCCACTTGGTGGGACGGAGTGCAGCAGAGACTGACCAAGGAAGCTGAGTTTCTGTACGAGGCTGCTCTCAATAAAGGTATCGCTAAAGAGGTAGCACGAGCACTTCTGCCCGAAGGTCTTACAGGCTCTAAACTGTACATGAATGGAACCCTGCGTAGCTGGATTCATTACATTGAGATTCGTTGTGATAAAGCAACACAGAAGGAGCATCGTGAGGTAGCTGAGCAATGTCGAGATATAATCTTTGAACATTTTCCCAGTATTAAAGAGGTCTTGAATGCGAGTTAAGTTCATTGAATCAGACTTTAATACGTATATCGAGATGAGTGGAACCATCATTGGTTACTTCACCAAGCGATATAATGGTAATTGGTTCTGTATGTTCTTCAAAGAGTATCCAATCACTCTAAACGAACTTGCAGACATTTACGAGAAGATGGAGGAGATTAATGCAACTTGAAGATTATTTTCATCAGATTCAACAGGAGAAACCCATGATTCACAAAGATACCGTTGTTAGTTTTAGTATTGACCAAGACAACTCTGACTTGGAAGACTTTGCAGATACGTTTGTGCAAATGCGTCATGCGTACTCTGGTCCTACTTGGATGCAGATTCTTGAGGACGTAATTAAAGTCTTGGAGACTCAATATGGCTATGAAATCAAAAGCAGGGTTTTTTATGCTCTTCCTTTTCCTATTTTTGACCATAACGTTTCCCCAGCTCCTGGGCGTGAACTAGACCAGAAACTCTTTCTTGAACTGCTTGAACAGAATCCAGAGCTTAACAACGGCGGTGTGCATCAACCAACTATCTATTCTTTTGAGGTTGAATCCGAAGAATGAGAATCCTTGTTATACCAGATTGTCAAGTCAAGCAAGGTGTTCCTTTGGAGCATCTTACTTGGGCTGGTCAGGCTATTACGGATTACCGGCCTGACGTTGTTGTTAACCTCGGGGACTTTGCTGATATGCCTAGTCTGTCTTCCCACGATATTAAAGGCTCCAAGTACTTTGAAGGGCTTAGGTACAAGTCTGATATCGACGTTGCGAAGAAGGCTATGAAAATGTTACTAGATCCCCTTAAGTACCTACAAAATCGTCAGAAAAAGAACAAAGAGAAGGTCTACAAGCCTCGAATGGTTCTGACTCTTGGCAACCATGAAAATCGTATTGATAGGGCTGTTAACAACAATCCCACCCTTGAAGGGTTGATCTCAACAAAGGACTTAGGCTATGAATCTGACTGGGAAGTACATGGGTTCTTACATCCTGTTTTCATTAATGGTGTTGGTTTTAACCATTACTGGCCTGTCGGTGCTATGGGCAGACCTGCATCGTCTCCTGCTGCTATTATCAGTAAGCTACATATGTCGTGTGTTGCTGGACACCAACAAGGAAAGCAAGTCGCCTATGGTAAGCGAGCTGATGGGCGACCTATCACAGCTATTGTGGTTGGTAGTTATTATCTGCACGATGAGAGTTATATGGATCAGCTTAGTAACCGTCATTGGCGGGGCCTTCTCGTGATGAACGAGGTTCAAGACGGTCACTTTGATGAAATGTTCCTAAGCATTGAATACTTGGAGAAGAAATATGGACAGTTGGACACCAATACACTCAACAACAGTTCAGGAGATTGAGGAATATATGAGGTCACTGAATCTACCTGAGAAAGTGCCCCAAAAAGGTGCTAATGGTAAACAAGTATCCGGGAGTCACTATAGTGACAAAGAAATCCAGCCTTGGGACTATATTCATGCAAATAACCTTTGCTATTTTACCGGAAACTGCGTAAAATACGTGTCCCGCTGGAGAGACAAGGGCGGTATAGATGACCTCAAGAAAGCCATCCACTATCTTGAAAAGCTAATTGAACTAGAACAAGGAAAATAATGACCCCGTACCAAACTTACATTGCAAAAAGCCGTTACAGCCGGTTCCTAGACGATAAAGGACGACGAGAGCACTGGCCTGAAACCGTGACTCGGTACTTTAACTTCATGGAAAAGCACCTCAAGGACAAGCACCAATATACGCTCAGTCCTGCCCTGCGTCATGAGCTTGAAGAGGCTGTGACTAACCTGGAAGTTATGCCTTCGATGCGGTCAATTATGACTGCTGGTGAGGCTCTGGAGCGCCAGAACATCGCTGGTTATAACTGCTCGTACCTGCCCATTGATGATCCCAAAGCCTTTGATGAGGCTATGTACATCCTCTTGTGTGGCACAGGTGTGGGCTTTAGCGTGGAGCAGAAATATGTTAACAAACTACCAGAGATTCCTGAAAAGCTGTACGACAGCAATACTACTATTGTTGTTAAAGACTCCAAGGAAGGATGGGCAAAGGCTCTCCGTCAGATCATTGCTCTCCTCTACGCCGGTGAGATCCCGAAGTGGGATGTTTCCGCAGTTCGTCCTGCCGGTACACGCCTTAAAACCTTCGGTGGACGGGCAAGTGGACCCGAGCCTCTGGTGGAGCTGTTTAAATATGTTATCGCCAAGTTCAAAGGAGCTGTGGGGCGTAAGTTACACACCATCGAGTGTCATGATATTCTCTGTAAGGTCGGGGAAGTTGTCGTCGTGGGCGGAGTGCGCCGTAGTGCTATGATCTCCCTGTCTGACCTCGGCGATGACCGTATGGCTCACGCTAAGGCAGGCAACTGGTGGGACGGTAACGGTCAGCGAGCCTTGGCTAACAACAGTGCCGTGTACGAGGTAAAGCCTGACGTTGGTCAGTTCATGCGTGAATGGTCTAACATCTATGAATCTCACTCCGGTGAGCGAGGAATCTTTAATCGTTATGCTTCAGAACTTCAAGCAGAAAAGAATGGTCGCCGTAGCCTGGGTAAAGAGTGGGGTACGAACCCTTGCAGCGAGATTATTCTTCGGCCTTATCAATTTTGCAATCTTTCTTCCGTTATTGTTCGTAACGG